GGAGAGTCAGCACTGTTAGTAATCAATGACTTTGGAGAAGACCAAATACCAGGTATGTTTGTGAGTGAACCTATTAGAAAAGGTCACATTAGAAAGTTCAGAAAAGGATTCAACACCACACACAAAACAAAAATCAGTGCCTGTTCAAGATTAAAAAACATGATTGAAAAAGGCAAGTTGAAAATATACAGCAAACCACTTATAAGCGAATTAAAAGCATTTGTGGCATCAGGATCATCATACAAAGCCAAGTCTGGAGAACATGACGATCTAGTGAGTGCTATGCTGTTGGCAATGCGTATTATTGCTGTATTGAAAGATTGGGATCCTAAAGTGTACACATCATTCAGTCAAGCAGACGAAGATACTGCTGACAAGGTAATGCCAATGCCTATCTTTGTAAGCCACTAACAGATAAATACCTTATATGAACCTTAGTATTATAGCAAAAGACCTTTTTAACAAGATCAGAGGGCAATTTCCTTCAGTACAGTTAGGTGATTCTCAGGGCACAATTACTAAAAAACCTGAAGAAGCAAGGTTTTTTGACTTTGATTTCAACCATGGTGGAAACACCCTTGGAAAGGTAAGTATTAGTATTAGTGAAGAAGATGGTCTTGTGGTACTACATAACAAAGACTTCACAGAAGGCACAGACGAGGCAGTAAAAAATGCTTGGTACGGTTTCTTAAAAGAAATGGGCCAGTTTGCAAAAGCAAGAGTGCTTGGGTTTGATACTAGAGATATCACAAAAAGCAATCTTGAAAAAAGAGATTATGAATTTTTAGGAAAAGAGAAAGAGGTAGAACAAGTGAGCGAATCAAATTTATACGGAACAACAAAAACTAGTTTTCAATCTGTAGGTGAAGCACGTTTAGTGATAAAGCATTCAGCACCAGTTGACCAAACAGTTGCAGGTGGCAGATCTCACAAAATAGAATCTATCTTTATTGAATCAAGTGCAGGCGAAAGATTCAAATATCCAATCAAACATTTAAATGGTGCAAGAGCAATGGCACGTCACGTGTCAGAAGGTGGCAATCCATTTGATTCATTTGGTAAACACATCATTGGTTTATCAGAAGAATTAAGCAAATTAAGATCATTTAAAACTTACATTAATAGATCCAATGTGATGGCAGAAGGATTAAAAGAATATCAATCAATTGTTGATGAAAGAATTGACACAATTAAAACTGAATGTCAAAAATTACAAAGAGCAACTGCATACAAAGAAACTTTTGAAAATTTTAAAGAGTCAACATTAGAAGAAGTTCCAGAAGACATCAAAAAGAATTGGATAGACGAATTAACAATCAAAACATTTAAAGAAGAATTACAAGATGTATTTCCATACATATACAAATTAGTTACAGAAAAAACTGCTGTACAATCACTAGATCCAGAATCATTTGAAGCACATGGTTATCAAGGTGGCACTGAACCTAGAAAATATGAATATGATTTAGTAGGTGACTTTGAACCTGAAAAAGCAGTTACAGATAAAGATGCAATGGATGTAAAAGAATTGTTAAACAAAGCAGGTATTGAAGCAGATGTACAACCAAACGAAATGCGTTATCAAGGAATTGTAATTCACACAGATGCTCCAAGAGATGCAGTAGAAAAAGTTTTGGGTGGCATGATAGAAACTTTAAACACAGCAGATTCATTCAATGAATTCGAAGATGCAATGGAATCTATTGTTTCAGAAGACAACGAATTATTTTCAAATGATCCAGAAGAAAAAGATCAAGCAATCAAAAGATTAAATGCATTAATGGCAAAACATTTTCCTGTAGGTGTTAACGGCACTAACGGTATTGAAAGTCTAGCAGGTATAATTGATGATGAAGAATTCAATGATTCTATCAGAAATGCAAGTAAAGAAAACAGCGATGCTTGTTTGCGTCCAATGATTATGGATTATGTAATGAAAAGAGATCCACAAGTGGCAACAAGATTAGACACAGGTGACATGGACAACGAACCTAAAAATGAAAAAGAAGGTACTGTAAAAGAAATGGGCGATGCTGAAACAGAATTATTGCCAGGTGTCAAAGATGAAGACAACATCCTTGTTGTACAACGTGGCGACAATGCAGATGGTGTTTCTGATGAAGATCCACGGGTAATAGGCGAACTGTATGCTTCTGAAAAATATTCAGACGATGACATCAAAAAAGCCATAGCAGATTATTTAAAAAGCAAAAACTTAGACACTAATTTTCATTATGACACAACAAATAATGATGAATTAGATTATGGAAAGACTGTGGATGGCAGACCATTCAGAGCAGAAGTTAGTTTACACTGGCTGGGTGCTAAACCAGATCCAAAAGAGTCACACGAAGCAATAACATTTGAAGACATTAAACCTTATGTGTCAATGTACAAAGGTGACGATGGTAAGACTGTGTTTGATGTGCTTAACAAAGACGGTGATTCAGTTAAAAAATTTAGTGATGCAAAAGCGGCAATGGAATACTTGCACAAAAATTTTGATGCATTAAGAAAAGGTGAAGTACAAAAAGAAAATCCTGAAGCAAATCAAGATATGTCAATGGATTATGAATTCACAGGTGACGATGGCGAAATGGCATACGGCACACTACACTACAAAGTTGTAAATGGACAAGTCGACCCTAACAGTTTAAGAGGTGAATCAGAATACAATGGTAATCATAAAGTGGATGATGAATTTGCAACAGACATGGTCAAGCCAGGTGGCTCTGATCACGAAGATGCACTTCAAGCCGCACAAGATGATTATGATTATGAATCAGACAGAATGCGTTCAAAATTTGAAAAAGCAGATGATGTCGTTGCAGATAAATCAACTGAAGTAGAAGAATTTGTAAAAAGTTTCTATGACTACACAAATAACCAATTTCCAAAAGGTGAAACAGCAGTTATCACAGCAGTAGAAAAGAAATTCGGTGACGCTCAAATCAAAACAGCACAAGAAGCCATTGCTAAATTAATGTCTGACAAAGATCCTAAAATGAGCAGAATTAAAAAATTGGCAGGCATCCAGTAATAAACTTTACCATTTCCGATTGACTAAATAGTAATATTAGTATATATTTGACAATATGTTTGTCTTGTGCTATACTAATATAAACAGGCACATAATAATAACAGGCAATATAGGAGGCTAAACATTATGGCAACATTAGCAGAAATAAGAGCGAAACTGAAAGAACAAGAAACAAAAACAGGCGGCTCTTCAAGAACAGGCGGAGACAACGCCATTTACCCATTTTGGAATCTAAAAGAAGGAGAACAGGCAACTGTTCGTTTCTTGCCAGATGGCGACAAAGAAAACACTTTTTTCTGGAAAGAGAGATTGATGATCAAACTTCCTTTCGCAGGAGTAAAAGGTGATACTGATTCAAGACCAACAACAGTACAAGTACCATGTATGGAAATGTATGGTGAAACTTGTCCAATACTTTCTGAAGTAAGAGGTTGGTTTAAGGATCCTAAGTTAGAGGACATGGGAAGAAAATATTGGAAGAAAAGAAGTTATATCTTCCAAGGTTTTGTGAAAGATGATCCACTAAACGAAGAAAACACTCCAGAGAATCCAATTAGAAGATTTATAATTGGTCCACAAATATTCCAAATAATTAAAGGAGCATTAATGGATCCAGATATGGAAGATCTTCCAACAGACTCAACAAACGGTGTTGACTTCAGAATAATCAAAACATCAAAAGGTGGTTATGCTGATTATTCAACATCAACATGGTCAAGAAAATCAAGACCTTTAACTGAAGAAGAAAATAAAGCGATTGAATCCAATGGTCTATTTGACTTAAATGGTTTCCTTCCTAAAAAACCTTCTGAAGTAGAAGTTAAGGTAATGAAAGAGATGTTTGAGGCATCAGTTGACGGTGAAGCATATGATCAAGAAAAGTTTGGTCAATACTTTAGACCGGCAGGTGCTAGTTCAAGAACAGGAGATCCAGTTACTCCAAAAGCAGAAACACCTGCTCCGGCGGTAAAAGCGGAACCAGTTGCTGAAACTAAAACTCAAGAAGCACCAAAGCCTGCTACAGATGATAATAAATCAGGTAGTAAAGCAGAGGACATCTTGGCAATGATAAGAGCAAGACAACAAAAATAAAGAAGTATACTGTGGGGAGGCAACTCCCCACATAACTTAAAGGGAAAATATTATGGTAAAGGCATTTGACGTAAGTAAATTTAGAAAAAATTTAACAAAATCCATTACAGGTATGAGTGCTGGATTTCATGATCCAACAGATTGGATTTCAACAGGAAATTATGCACTTAACTATCTAGTAAGTGGAGATTTTAACAAAGGTATACCACTAGGCAAAGTAACTGTGTTTGCAGGCGAGTCTGGTTCTGGTAAATCTTATATTTGTGCAGGAAACATTGTAAAAGCGGCACAGGATCAAGGTATATTTGTTGTACTCGTTGATTCAGAAAACGCATTAGATGAACAATGGTTACACGCATTAGACGTAGACACAGATGAGAAAAAATTATTAAAACTTAATATGTCAATGATTGATGACGTTGCAAAAACTGTATCAACATTTATGACAGATTACAAAGCAATGTCAGAAGATGATCGTCCAAAAGTATTATTTGTGATAGATTCTTTGGGTATGTTGTTAACTCCAACAGATGTTGATCAGTTTGGTAAAGGTGATTTAAAAGGTGACATGGGTAGAAAACCTAAGGCACTAACGGCACTTGTAAGAAACTGCGTTAATATGTTTGGTAGTCACAATGTAGGACTTGTTGCAACTAATCACACATATGCATCGCAAGATATGTTTGATCCAGATGATAAAATATCAGGCGGACAAGGATTTATCTATGCAAGTTCAATTGTGGTTGCAATGCGTAAACTAAAATTAAAAGAAGATGAAGAAGGTAACAAAACAACTGATGTAAAAGGTATAAGAGCGGCTTGTAAAGTTATGAAAACAAGATATGCTAAACCTTTTGAAGGCGTACAAGTTAAGATTCCATATGAAACAGGAATGAATCCTTACAGTGGACTTGTTGACTTGTTTGAGAAAAAAGGCATCTTAACTAAAGACGGTAACAGACTTAAATATGTTGATTCCAAAGGAACGGAAGTCAAAGAATATAGAAGAGTTTGGGAATCAGGTGGCGAACTATTAGATAATATAATGAAAGATTTTAGTAGTTTAGTACCTGCAGAAGACAAAGAAACTGTAAAAGAAGAGGAGTAAGATGTTATCTGGAAGTCAAGTTGTGGAACTATGGACATTTTTCAAAGAGTACATAGATAGAAAACAACCAATGGATGTTATTGCAGAAAAATTTGTAGACTTACTGGTGGATCACGGAGCAGAAGATGATGATTTAAAAGATGCTCTAGGCGCCGACGATGATTTAGACAAAGCGATTACATACTGTTTAGAAATCGAAGACTCGGAAGAAGAGGACTATTAATGTCAGGATGGTATCAAAAAATAGCCAAA